TTTTTCAAAAGCGGGCAGCTTAAAGCGGGTTTCAAAGCTTCTTTAAGCTGTCCCAAATCTACCCACTCTTCCAGGGTTAGATCGTCGGCAGAAAACGGATACCCACCCTTTTGCAAGGCAGACAAATGAAGAAGTTTTAAGGTGTATTCCATAAGGTCTTCCTTCTTCTTTTTAGGACAGTTGGCACATGCCCAGGGGAGGTTTTCTCCGTTTTCTATTTCACATTTTTCAAGATCAAGGGGACTACAGAGACCCTTCTGCAGCGCAGAAAGATCTTCCGTTAGTTTCCCTGCAGATCTTCCGCCTCACTGATTTCAGCAGGGCTGTCAAAGACGTGAGCCGCCATCAGCATCACCAGGTCTCCGGCGTGTTCCTGCATCCACGGCTTCCACTCCTCAAAATAATGTTCCGAAGCCGGATCAGAAGAGATGGGGACATGTTTGTTGTCCACCTTCCGCTCGAAATCACCGTCACCGATTCCGGTGAGAATAGTCATGCCGTACTTGAGTCTTGCATCCGACTGCTTAAACTGCACCTTCCGGCCCTGGCGCTGTACAGCCATGTTATTGTAGCCCTGGCGTTCAGAGGGCGTTGGCATGCGAAAATATATTTTGACAATACTGCCTGAAAGATTGTCATTGATCTTGAGTTCATTTTTTTCTACTGCTTCACGTCGTGCCATTATCGTTACCTTTTAAAAATTAATTTTTGATTGTTATCCTGCGTATCCAGCCTGCAGGTTCTTCACGTTCACAATGACCGAGCCATAGGTGTCATCCTCAAGCACTGCCATATCTCCGGCCTCGGCCAGTACTTTCCCGTTGACAGAAAGAGGGGAGTTCAGGACAGCCACTTTGGGGAAGATCAATTCCACCTGATACTTATGGCCTGGCTCATATTCAGCACCCTGACAAAGAACTCGGAAACCGAAATGATCGTTGTCCAGAATATGCTGCTGCAGGATGAAATCTTTAAATTTACGATCAAGCTTCAGGGTCTGTGACCTGGCCGGACGAAAGCAGGACGTGGCATAGCTTCCGCCTGCTCCTGGGACAAACTCAATCTCAAGGCCATTGCTGAGATCGTACTGGATGGAATTCACCTCCGAGGTGAGCTGTCGTCCACCTTCAAAAGCAGCGCCATTCCAAGTGGCCCCCATCAATACTGTCATCTCAGCAACTCGCAGCGGGGTTTCCTGAATCTTTGCCGGAAAGGTAAATTCCGCATCTTCGGTGGGAATATAGAGCACCTTATAGCTTACAGACGCACCGGCACCACCCGCTGACGTGATAGTGATTGCTGCAGGAGTGGCAGCAGAGACGGCGCTATATGCAACCTCTGTCCAGACACCTGGGGTCAATTCGACCTTAATTCGCTGGACATTATCAAGACGCTCTGCATCCGTAGCCCCCTGGACACCGTTAGCAGCAAGGGGCAGGCTTACGACGTTATCGAGTGCGGTCACGGTCTCCTCGAGGACATTGTCAACATGCTTACCGGTTCCCTTGATGGATCCAGAGCATTTCACCCAGTCGTCCTTTGCAAAGGTAGCAGAGAAAGAGTCCACAAACATGGAGATAAACCGTCTCTTCAAAACGGTTTTGCCGTAACGCTGCATCAGGGAAAAGGATGGCAGTGAGCGGTCGGCATCGGTATCACCATTGATAGGAGTGATAGTGTGGAGGTGCCCTGTTCCGGCAGCCACAGCGCTGCTGACACCCAAAGCGTAGGCCAGTAAAAAAGCAAAATGCTGGGGCTGAGCCTTTGAGAAATTCAGGGATCCGGAAGCGGTATGACCGTTGTCATAGATAAAGTCCGGTTCCTCTTTTCCCGTTGCCTCATCGGCATTGGTCTCACGCCGCATTTCAAGATTGCAGACGTCACCCAGGTCAGCCATGATCGAGAGATCAAAGGCCTGCTCGGTGTTGATTGCAGTTTCCCCGACGGCTGCAGAAACCGCCGTCAGGTTATGGGTAGCTCTATATGATCTCATCTCTTATTCTCCGTGGTCTTTTTACTGGCAGTTTCAGGTTTCGTGGCCGTCAGGGATGGCGCAGGAGCGACCCACAATTCAAAACGCTCTTTCTCCGGCTCGGGGATCTCCGAGTACACTTTACCGGGCTGGAACTTTCGTCCGGCCAAAACTCCATCCACAACCTCAAAACGTTCCTGGCCGGGCTTCAGTATCCATTTCTTCATCTTTCACGCTCCCGTGTATATTCCATGGTGATTGGTTTCTGGCTCAACCACTGTTTGTTGTCTGTAAAAAACATCTTGCTTTCACCGGATCCAGGCGACCAGGCGTATTCCATTCCTGGCAGATTCAGCAGATTCTGATCAAGGTGATTCACTATTTCTTTTTCCAGGCTCAACAGGCCATCTGCGCCAGTAAGACCATCGCCAGAGACCTTGACCATGGGAAAGCAAATCACCTGCAGAGTTTCTTCGACCATGCCTCCTGCAAGCTCTTTTCTGGTGATTTTCCCGTCCTTCACACCGACACAAGGCTGCTTAACCCCGGTGGGGATGTAATTTGGATGTGGTGTAATAAAGACATCCCTGGCCCTTAGTCCGCCAACGGTCTGTAAACTGTTTCTGACGGCCTGTAAAAGTTCATTCATGATGGATTAATATCCCTTCATACTGGTTCTTGAGAAAATCCTGTCGGCCCCACTAAGCTGCACATCATCATTGCTCGCATCTGGATCTTCATTGCCCATGCTGACATCGCCTGCAGCGATCATCGAAAGTAGAGCCACGGAACTTTCATAGCGTTTCTGCCAGTGATCTGACGGCCCTTCCTGACTTCTGCCATAGAGATTGAAAATAGCAATACTCTTTGCCAGATTGGCAACAACGCCTGGCAGAGGATTAAGAGGTAAGTCAAAGCGTTTGCCAAGATAGGAATCAATTTCTATCCCTGCAGCCTCAATTGCCTCGTCCACAATTGTCTGATCAATGGCACCAAGCTCATGCTCATCGGTGAGGCGCAACAGCTCGTCTTCGGTGATCCTCTTTTTAAGATCGTCCAGGGTGCAGTACATTATTCAGCTCCTTCCTGAGCCATTTTCCAGCCGACATCACGCATGGCAGCAGATATATCCTCTCCCATGATCTCGGTCAGCACAGTGACCTGTGGGACACCTGATTTTGTCCAGTCCTTTACGTTCGACTTGTCCTCGTCCAAACAGCCAATGGCGCAACCAAATGCCTTATCGAGGGCGGTTACTTCTGCAAAGGGATCCGCAGGAAGTGAACAGATTGGTTTAGTTTCATGGCTGACGGTCAATAGTGGTTCCTGCTTTAATGCTTCCAGCTGCTCTTTGGTGAAGAAATCATCTGGATACTCTGCAGGCTCGGCAGTGTGGGCAATACCGGCCCTTCTGAATCCAGCCTGAGCGCTTACGATTACTATCATTTTGTCACTCCTCGTGTCAGGCTGGTGAGTTTATCATCACCAGCCTGAAATGTGGTTTATCCCTCTCCGGTGGAGCCATAACAGAGCTGCCACAGGCCATATCCAGCCTTTCCACGAGCCTCGGCACCAAACTTGAACTTTTTGCGCATGAAGACATCATCCGCCTCCGGATCAGTCTGCTGCACAAAGACAGGCTTTTTGCGCTGCTGGAAGATGTAGGGTTTGATTGCCCGACTGGTATCGAGAAGAAACCAGGCAGTATCAGAAGTAAGCTGATCATTGACCACAACCTTTGCCGTGTTTTTATAGGGATTGGGCTTACCATCCTCAAGGCGATCGGTTGTCATCAGGAGATTTGCGGTATCCTCAAGGGCTGGTGGCACCATGAGCGTAGTCGGCTTTACACCAAGCGGACGGCCTTCATCATCTTTGAATTTACGCATGGCGGTACGGGCAGCGCCATAACCCGCCTGTGCTGCAGCGAGGCTCTCAATAGAGAGAATTGCCGTTCCCTTGTTTGATACGGAAACCGTCTCACCATCACCATCTCCGACCGGGTGGTCGGTATCACAGAAATACTGCCCGTCGTAACACTTGTTTGTAAAGGATCCATTGGCCACCTCACCGACAAGTTCATCGGGCCATGTTCTGGAAGAGGATCCCGCCTCCTGGGCCATGGGGCCGTAGATCCCGATCTGGTCATCCTCGATATTGTTTCTATCCACCTCGACTGTGGCCTCAAAATCATCGTTGACCAGGGTGTACTTGAAAGCAGCAAGGGCCTTGACGGTTTTCTCACCAAGCCATTTTTTCATCTTGGGGAACGTGGAGAGCCAGGAATAATCTTCCTGACTGGTGGAGGACGGAACCAACATGGCATACAGTTGCCAGGTGGTTTCCGCACCGGCAAAGGCCTTGTTGAATGTTGTACGCAAGCTGATAAAGATAGCAGCCACATTTTGTTTATTTACGAGCATTTTGTTACTCCTTTAAAATGATTTTAATTAAGGTTTTATGGCTTGATTATGATGCCATTAGCCCGGCTGTTCTCAGCGCGGCCAGCAGGCCGTTAAAGTCAACGACCATGGCCGCGACGTCAACTGCTGCAGAATCTGCGACAGCAGCACTTTTCCCAACATGGCCAGGCAAGAGCCAAACGCCGGCACTGTCTACGCCAACACAAATCCCGGCGACAATTGAATTTGTCCCTCCTGCATTTGCCACGGTTTCATCATCCTCGACATAGATCGGGTGGCCGACATCGGTAACAGTCACGACATTCACGGCAGAATTTTTGAATCGAAACGCTTTTTTCCTGCGAATGGGTACTGTCAGATCACCGTTTGCGCCTGCTGAGTTGTCGACCTGTTCTTCAGCCATTCCAACAACAGTAAGCCCTGCGGCATCAGCTGCAGGCAGGACATAGCCGGTTGCATTTGTTGCAGCCAGGCTACCGGCAAATACTTTCTTGGTGGCTGCCATACCAAGGACGAGGAGTTCTCCGTCCTTGTGAGGTGTGTTTCTATCTTCTGTTAAAGCCATTGTTAATCTCCGTTAAAATTGGTTTTACGATTCAAACCTGTTTTTATTCCAGGCCACCAAACTCTTTTAAGTCAGCCTCATCCACATCCATCATCTTGGCGACGTTGAGAATGGAATCGGACATATTAAGGGTGTCATTTTCCTGATTACCATCCGGAAGTTTTTTCAACGGAATCACAACAGGAGCTTTGGAAACAAAGATGCGAAAACCATCAAGGTCATCTGTTGCATATTTGGTGGCCCAGTCTTTCTGATCCGGGGTGATCTTGCCGTCTGTCATCGCCTTGGCGACAACCTCATCGGCATCACGTTTTGTCAGTTTTGCCTGCAGCTGGTCAAACTGATCCTGAGAGACCATGTTCTTTCCGGACTGCTTGAGGGCGTGGATGGAGGCAACAACCGTCGATTCGTCGGACTGTTCGATGCCGAGCGCTGCGATTACTGCTTTGGAGACAACCTCCTTGGGATTGGTGCCTTGCTCTTGCAGCCTGGTAACTGCGGCAACCACATCGGTCTCACTTGCATCCTGTTTCAATTTCAGGGCTGCAATCAGCTTTTCGAGTAACGTCATAACGTGCTCCTTTTCTTTGAGTTGTGCGCCCAGCTTTGCCAGGAGCGGTTTAATATTGTTTGTTCTTGGCGCATTGGTGAGCGCCACACTGTGTACGGCCACAAGTCGTCTGTCTGATTTTCGGACATGAAAGACCGGAGAGAAATAACGGTACTCGCCTTTGCTGACATAGCCGGATGCTTCTGCCGTCCACTCGACACGAGCCTCGATTCCAACACCGTCGGTATAGCGCCAGTCACGACACCATCCGGCTGCAGGCGCTTTAACATCGGCCAGAGTCTGATGCTCGTAGTCAAAGACAATGTCCACGCCACGTCGCTTAAGCATTGCTTCGACAAGCTGCCAGGACTCACGATCGACTTTGTAGGATCCGGCACCCTCCACCTCGACCGTCCCTTCAGCGAAGATACAGATCCACTCGGGAAGCTCTTTTCCGGCTTCAAGTCCAAGTGCTGCAATGATGGTCAGTATGTTCATAATTTCCCCTGCAGGATAAAATTGCTTAAATCCTCATTTATGTTGTCCCAGTCTTTGTCCTGGACCATGAGGAAGGGTCTTGCTGGTATTTTGACTTTTTTATTCCGCCCGGCCATACCGCCAAACTGGTGGATTGCTGCATACACTTTATCCGTGCCAACCATGACGATATTCCCGGCTACCTGAGAATGGATAGAACCCATAAGCCCACCACCATGACCTTTACCGACCAGGATGGATCCACCTTTCTTTTTCGCCAGGGTGACAGGGCTCAATTCCGTCCAGCCAGTGGGACGACCTCCTTTCTCAAAGTTCCTGAGAACCGACGCTTCCACCGTGGCACCAATGATTTTAAGGGCCGGATCAAGCTTGCCGAGTCGCTTTTCAACACCTTTGATGTTTGCTCTCAGCTCATCAATGTTGTGTTGTATGGTTATTTCCGTTCCGGCCATTCTTGTCTTTTCTCTCTTTCTGCGTTATTATTTCAGTTACGGTTATGGCGATTGATTCACGGATCGATAATCGCCATACAGCGCGGGAACTGCCGTGACAGTTCGTCCGTCCTTTTCTTATTCTTCCTTCCTGTACACCAGTTGTCCTGTCCGTTGTTTGCTCAGATAGTTCCAGCTTGTGATCGGCATCATCGTCCAGGCCTCGATCATTCCGTTTTTTGCATCACAGATAACCAGCAGCCCTTTCTTACCTTTGTCCAACGGCAGGATTTTGATAATGCGCTGCCGGAGTACTATCTTGCCGGTTCCCTTGTGCCGATCAAAACGCTGCCACACCTCCTGTGGATCCGTGAGCGTCTCCGGGAGGAAGGGGAGGAAAGGAGTACGGTTCAAATCAATATGGGCAATCAGCACCTCTGCATTCACCACGATATCGTAACGAAAGCCGTCTTTTGCGGTGAAGCTGTAGATCTGTTCTTTGCCACCAATGATTTTCTCAAGGGTTGAGGTGGCAAGTTCTGGGTCGGTTATTTTGGCACCCATAGAAGCCATTGGATTATCCGGTACCAGATTGTTGGCAAGTCCATATGTCGCCCAGTCACCAGGGGTGAGCTGCTCCCAGGCATCTGCTTTCATTGCCTGGTATTCAGCCATTGCCTTCTGTGACAGCTGTTTTCCCCAGGCGGCTTGTCCGGGGTTATAATCCCAGCCGGGATCAATGCCCTTTGGTACCTGGGTGATTTCACCTGTTTTGCGATCGATATGGTCATAGTGCTCTATCCCTGGTCCCTTGGTACGAATGGGGGTTCCACTGTCCTCGAATTCCTTTTGCAGCTCTTCCAGTTCTCTTTGTGAAACTGTGGTCACTCCACATTTGCAGCCCCAGCCGTTTCGCGGAGTATGAGTGTCCCAGAAGGGATCATCATGTCGTAGCACCAGGTTGTACCACTGCATATGCTCTTTTCTCGGGTTGGCTGAGCGAGAAGCCAGATACCTGAGATACGGCCTTGCGGCCAGTACAGCAGGATCGTTTCGTGCCTTATAATGTCCGGCATCATAGGCAACAGCGAGATTGGTATCGTAAATGATAGCCGAGCGCCACCCCCGACCACCCTTGTAATTCCAGCCATGGGTCGCAACAATTGAATCAAAGTCTTTCCGAAACTCGGCAAGAGTCGTCCCCTGACTGATTGCCTTATCAACAGCTTGACGCAGATCGCTGAGCAGCTCAGCTTTACCCGCACCGGCAACCACAAAGGCCCTGCTGTGCATTCCTCGCCACAAGTCGTCCCATGCCTCCGTCGGCAGGTTCACTTTCTGCCTGAAAAATGCGATCGCATCACGAAAGGGCAGTGATAGATAATTTGCAGAGGGGCCTCTCATCACAAAACCATGTTTAAAAGTTGTTTAAATTTTCCCGTATCAAACGCACGGGTGCTCGCCCGTGTGTTGGGGCAACGTCCCCTAAAAAACGCTTACAGGCCATTTTAAGGCCTCCCGTCAAATTGCCCGGATTGGTCTGCCAGAACAAAGGCCTGCTGCATTACTTTCGCAAGGGCCGTTGTATCCATATCTCCATAAACTGCGAGGAGACGATCTCTGAATTCCTCCAGGCTGGTTACCTGGTCAAGCAGTTGTTTGGCTGGCTGCAGCAGATCTTCCAGAGAGGTTTGCGAAAGGGTCATCTCTGTCAGGGTGTCGATCTGGTCTTCTGTTTCTCCAAGTTGACCGGCAACAATGAACTTTTCAGTTTTCTTTTCTGTCTTGGGGCTTTCCTTCTCGGGTGCTTGAGCTGCTCCACCAACCATCTCCTCGTTCCCTTCTCTTTCAGGGATACCGAATGAGCGGTTGACGAAAGAACGAGGCATGGGGACACGTTCGAGCATGTTGCTCATCCATTCCGACTTCGCGACCAGGTCATCAGGCTCTTCAAACAGGATGGAGTATTTGGGAATAGCCGTATCCCATCCAAAGTTGAAGCCCACCAGGGGCCTGATCAGCTGGTCCCGTATCGTTGAGGCAATGGCTCGGCCATCTGCTCGCAATAGGTCAAGGCGGACTTCATTGTGGGTCTTTGAGGCTGCGTAGCTACCTTTCCCGTCAACCTCGGCGGTGAGGGTCTGTCCCAGGAGGGCTTTTGATATTTCTCCATTGCAGAAAGAGGCCAGCAGTTTGTAGAGATCACCACTGGCATTCTTCACCGTTTCGATGAATTCAATCTCAGTGGATTTTGAAATCACCCCGGCCGCATCACTGCCGAGCGAAGAAATGGCACTTCTGAGTGCCTTCTTTTCGTCACTGCTTGCACCTTGGTCATATTTGCCCAACCTGAGTGGCATCCCAAAAATCTCGCAGAAGATTACCCAGTCTTTAATGGCGTAATGCTTAAAGAGAGTCATCCATGCGGCAACACGATAGATCCCCGATCTGGTTGGATGGCCCGATTTCCCACCATAATCATGCATGAGAACCTTCCATGCTGGGATATCAATCCCCATGGTATTATCGTCGGTGAGTAGACGGGGAATCCTGGACAGGAGACCGGTATCGGCGGTAAAGAGGAATCGCTTCTGTTCCAGATATTCAAGCTTGGCTGGTATTGCCTGACCCTCTGATATGTCCCAGGTGATTTCTTGAGCTGCATAGCCTTTTCCGATGGCATCCTGCATGGCGACAATTGATTCTTCCCAGTCTGCCAAACCTTCAAATGTGTCACGGACAAAATCAGCGACCGTCTGATCTCGTGCATCTTCGCTGGCCGGTTCTACGTTGAAATCCAGGTCAAGAATTACATTTCTGCGTTTATCCCGTTCACAGAGGAGGTGGCCGTCTTTCTCTTCGAGCTGCTCAAAGAGTTCCGCCTGGGATCGCATATCTCCACCGTCAGCAGCCTTGAACACAGCAGCAAGACGCTCTGGAGTGAGGCCGTCTGTCACATATTCCCGAAACGAGTCCAGAACAGGAGCCACAGCCAGGGGCGCACGCTCTGGAGTTTTGTTGCGGCTCAGATCGATCTTGCGGCCAAACTGATCATATATGGTTATTGATTTGGCCATTACCATGCTCCTTTCTTGGCAAAGCGACGTTTGCTGACTGATTCGTATTCTGTTTCTCCACCACCTTCCTGGTAGGTAGCGTGGATAGCCATGGCTCCGGCAATTCCTGAATCACCGTGCCGCTGTTTTCTGTCTTTTTTATTGGTCTTTTTCTCGGGAAGCTTGGCTATCCCTCTGATCACCTTAAAGGCTCTATGGTCTTCGATGATATCTGCGTCTTTTGGCAGCAGGATGGATCTATCCTCGAAAGCGGCTTTGTACTTGGGCATAAATTCCCGGTACCAGGATTCGGAAAGCATTACCTCGGAGATCCGATCCTCCCCATATTTCTGTGCTGCAACTTCTGCGAGGTACTGGCCGTTGCCACGAGCATCAAAAGAGCCGTGACGAAAACGGGGCAAGCGATCAATGATGTAAAAGAGAATCTGCTCCTGCTGCTTAAAGGGTATGTTTCTCATCTCCAGCACAACTGGTGCCTTAAAGATAGCTCCCTGTGTCTCCTGCAGGGGAACAAGCACACTTAAGTCACCGGTACGGCCAAAATCTTCTCCGAGATAACTTTGTCTCTTAGGATCAAGCGCATCGAGTAGTTGTTTTAAATGATCTTCGCACCAGGCCTCGATATCCGATTGACGGACAGCCTCATCCTGATATTTGAACTCATCAGGTCTTTCCAGACGGATAACCGGTATTTCATCACTCATGCAATTTTCAACCAGGACACGTGAAAGAAATGTCCCTGATCCCTGGGATGGAATACAGAACAGCTCTTCGTCTGCGCCATCGCCGTAAGAGTCTATCAGCTTCTGGCGCCATTCATCCTGGGCGGTCTGTGACCAGGTGCGCTTCAGCTTGAGGCAGATTCGTTTGTAAAAGCCCTGGTCGAGTGCATCGTCGAGTGTTACCCGGTGCAGGGAATACGGTTTACGGCCAGCACGGATGTCCTTAATTAGCTCATTGAACGGGTTGTCCTCACCGTCATGTGTGGAAATTATCCGTATTTCACCGCCCCAGATTAGCAGTGCCATGGCTGCTTTGATCAGCTCGGCCAGGTCATCATGGAATGCTGCCTCGTCTATCACCACCCGGCCCTGTTTTCCGCGAAGGTTTGATGGGCGTGAGGAAAGAGCCACTATTTTATTTCCGGAGGAGAAGCGGATCCGGAAGGTAAGGATGTCTTTATCCTTATCCTTGATAACCTCTTCTTCAACAGCACCAGCGGCTTCATCGTAGAGCTTTGCCCATTTGGCACAGTCCCCGATAAACTCCTCGGCCATCTCCTTGTTGTAGCCGATATACCAGACGTCGGAACCACTCTCCTCAGAGGCAAACAGGGTGTCATCCCCGGACTCTGACCAGGAGAGACCGATACGGCGTGATTTCTCAATCACTTTAACTTCGGCCTTATCGTCAGCCCAGTCCTGCTGGTATGGCAGAAAGACGTGTGGCGTTGAGTAGCTTTTGGTCATACGCCTATTCCCAGAATCTGACGTCTAATTTCATCTGCAGTCTCACTTGTGAGTCCTGCCTGTTTCACAACTTTTTCAACATCATTGGCAACCCGCTGTGCCTGCTCCATTTTGTCCCAGCGTTCGAGAAGCGATCCCAGCTTGGAGAGGGTGTCCATCAGTCTCGAATCCCGTTTGCTGGGATGTAGGCCTTCCACCCAGGCAAGCTGCTCTTCAAAGAGATCACGCAGCCGTTGAATATTGCCACGTTTCTGTGATCTGGCCCTGTCCCACTCGTCGAGCGGCTGTCCAGGCTCTTTTGTATCATCCTTCCAGCGTTTGAGGCTGGTCACAGAGACATCGAGCTGATCGCCGATGGAGGAGAGGCTATACCCGTCTGCATAGAGCCGTTGGGCCTGGGGTGCCAGCACCGCCTTGTCGCCTTTATTCGCCAAGACTCTTCTCCAGGCGTTTGATTTTACTGCCCACAGTCAACAGTTCGGCCTGTACCATTACCATGGTGTCCATAAGGGTCGCGGCTTCCGCTACTTCCATTTCTTCCGGCTCGTCAACGAGCATAGGATTAATCCGGGGAACAATGGACTCTGAGAGACTGATCAACCGCATCCGGAGTTCGGATCTCTCTTTTCTTGACGCAGAGAGTTTTACCCGCATCATGGCTATTTCACTACTCATCGGGATCTCCTTTACGGCGTACGATAGGGCACCACTGGTTTGCGGTGATCTTTTCAACCATGCGGGTCATGGCCTGAACATTGACATGGACCAGGTCCGTGAGGTTTCCAGCCAGTTTTTCGTAATTTTTGACAAACTCGATATTGTTGTCGTATCGATTGGTAAAAATGAGGGCCCGTTTCTCAGATTCTTTCTCCGAGTTGGCGACCTGACGCTGTAATGCCGTGATTGCTGCGGTCTGGCTGTTGATCGACCTGGATATTATCCGGGTCATATACCCGGCAGCAAACAGAGGACACCAAACGATAACAAACAGCACTCCGCTCGTTCCCCATCCGCCTAATGCTTTGACTACTGTCACCAGGGCAGCAGCTGTTGATAGTTCCTGGACCACTTATCTTCCCCTTAACGTCTCGTTTTCCTGCTCACAATGAACACAGCGTTCACATCCCGGAACCGCGATCCGTCGCGCCTCCGGGATGGGCTTCTCGCAATCGATACAGTAGAGGGCGCTTGTTGTCCCGCGTGTTTTCCCTGCTGCTGCACTGATTGCACGGCTACGGAACAGGGTTTCATGTTCCGACGCCAGGTCAACATCATCCATCAGCCAACCACACCGTTCTTTTCGATCTTGTGACCCAGGCCGATAACGGTGAGGGCACCAAAACCGGCATTGAGCAGTTCAATTAGCGATCCTGATTGCGCCTGTGCTGCGTCCATATCAACGCCGAGATAATTCGCGGCTATATATGTGCACAAAAAACCCACAATTCCGACCCATGTTTTCCATCCTTTCATCATGATAATTCTCCCTTAAAATTGAGTTTAAAGATCTCCGATCATCTGCTGTCTGATCGAGAGGATCCGCTCTACATACTGAATTGTCTCCGTGGCATGTCTCCCGGTTACACTGGGAAGTGCTGCCGCGATATCATCCCAGATGTAGGACAGTTTTGCGCGCCCCTGGGCCTTGATGATGTTTCCGGCACCGGCGTTATAAGCACCGAACATGAAGCACAAGCGCTCAAGCCCTTCTTCCTTCTTGAAAATGTTCCACATCTTCCTGGCGTAATGGATACCCATAAGGATATTGATTTGGGGATCGAAGGGGTTGTCAGCAAGCCATAGCTCTCGGGCAACCTGGGCGCTTGTGCTAGGCATAAGCTGCATGATCCCCATGGCACCTGCAGGACTTTGTGCATTTGGATCAAGATTCGATTCGGCTATACCCATGGCCTTGAACCACTGCCAGGAGACTTCATCGCCGAAATAGATATCAGCGTATATTTTGAAGTGGTGATCGTATTTGGTTGTGTGGTTTGGCATGTTTTCTCTTTTTTCTTGTGGCAATATCAACCTGTGCTACTCTGAAAGGCGACAACCTTTATTCATTTCACACAGGAGAATTTTTTTATGCCCGATAAAGCAAAATCAGATCGTATTACACAAAGAATGCAGTTTCGCCTGCTGCAGGAACTTGCTGAAACCATGACTATGAACCTGGCCGTAAACAAACTGATTCACCAGGAGCTTTCCCTATTGAACGGCCGATACGAAGTAGAAGGCCCCCTAGACGCAGACATGCGCGAGATATTACGTACGCAGGCCACTGTTTTACAGGAACGTCTGATAGCGAAAGAGATTGAGGTTTTGCGGCAGAAGATTGATCTGCTAACAGAACATTCAGTCGCTGAAGAGTATCAGGATACCAACAACCCGGACGACGTGAACTAGCCAGCTCATCTATAAACTTCAGATCGTCCCTGAAAATCTTTTGCAACCGTTCCGTATCCGTATTGGCACAGGCTAACATTTTCACTCTCCTTGTCTCTTTTTCTTCAACCCCAGGAAACCGGGACAGGACATGGGGTGCCTGTCCCGGTTAGAGGAAGAAGAAGTAATGCTTACAGGGCGTGTTATAGATTGGTTCTAATAAAGAGGCATCGTGTAGGGTTACAGTATGTTGGACGTCGGGGGAGGGGTACAGCAGGGAAGGAGCAACCGGCACGGGATTGTGCCGGTTGCGTGGTGCTGGTTATAGCCGTTCTATGGCCAGGTTAATGGTGTTTTCAACACCGTGTAAAATCTGGACAAGACCATTGCAGCCCTGTTCCGAGAGTCCGAGATCCATACGGTCGCCGCTGAAATGCACTGCGGCTTCAGCAAGAAAACAGGTCACGGCGGCGGCATTGTCCAGCAGATCCGCGGTGTGATCGTTGCCCGTGCAGGAAAAAACGGTGCCTTTGATTTTCTCGGGCATCAGTTTACCTCCTCGGCAAGTTCCAGCAGCACCTCAATCTCCTCCTCCGAATATTCTATCAGGCTGGAGATTTTACTCACGTCTTGGTACTGGTTCAACTCTTGGAGAATCAAGCAGTCAGCAGCCAACAAAGGCTGGCCTGTTATTGCTCTCACAGCAAGGCTTTTAGTTATTGCCGCGTAGAGATAATAAAAATCTTGATGGCGGTTTACTTTGCCGGCCGTGCCTGTGTTCTTTTCGCCAGACTGCAACGCCAACAGTTCCCTACGGGACTTGAGTAGTTCGATATAGTCGTCCTTGCTTAACACAACAACATCTTTAACGGCCTCCGGTTCTCTGTGCTGAATGGTCATTACGCCACCTCCTTTGCCACACCGGCGCCACGAACAACAAACGAGACAGAAGCTGAAGAACGGCCAACCTTTTTAGCAATATTTGCCTGAGAGTAGCCCTGTGCGTAAAGTGAAACGATCTCTTCAATTTCATCCTCGGAAATCTTTGAGGCCGCTTTTCTCTTCTTTGGTATCTGGCTTTCCAGGTACTTGATCTGGATATCTTTCCACTCAATTACCTGATCTTTTAACACAAGCATCATGTCGTTTGGAATAGCCGGGTGATTTACACTGTGCACCGCTCCGGGGATGGCGTAGGAGCCGGTCTTGCGGATGGATGGGAGGACTTCCGAAGTCACCCATTCGATGAAAGGTTCCGCTTCCGGTTTGTTGGATCTGAGAATGAGACGGTAGAGGCCCGGTTCGGACACGGCCTTCATTTCTCTCATTTGACCACCTGACTGTAATTCTATTACAGTCAGGTGGTGCTCTGGAATCTTGGCAAGAGCATTCGTGATATGTTCAAGCCCAAGAACGTCACAAATATCCTTGGCAACAAACCACGGCTCATCATTGATAATTTGGGAACGAAACTGGTGGGACTGATACTGAAAGGTTTTTACTTCGTGCATGATGTTTCTCCTTTTGAAGAATTAAAAGTTTCCCGTCCTTTTGCCGTCAAACAAAAAAAATGGACGGAACCGTGTAGGGTTGACGGACCGGTCAAAAGGCACCCGGCGAGCCCGAAAGCTCCCCCACACGGCCCGCCCAAAAAGAAGCAAACCATGTACTGTGGACACAAAAAAACCGCCTGTTCCTGCCGGTGGCGGTGTGTCCGCCTTTTGATATAGATTCGAGCCGTCAAACCCGGTCACGGATTTTGCCGTGACAGGATTACGATAGCCCGATTTTGCAGATTGTGTCAACATTTTTATAATTTGAACCTTTAAAACAAACTCAGCTGACGCTCATCAACAGGCTCTTTCCCCAGTATATTCCAGACCTGACGCTCTCCAATACCAGCCGCCCGTGCAAGCTCAGGGGCTGTGGCACCGTTGTCAAACTGCTCAACGATCCATCGATCACGGGCTTTTTGCTTCAGCTTTTTAGTTGTGTGGAACAGGACATACGTACCACTATTGGCCTCTGCTAATGCCATGACAATCTCAACCCCCTTACCTGGAGCAAATTTTTCGATTATTTTTGCAATCATAGGTAGATCACCTGGGAGTTCGTCGATTTCAGGCTCCAGTGCTGCAAGCACTTGTGCAAGTTCATCTTTTTTAGTCAAGATCGTGACCCTCCGCCGAACAGGGATGTTCCAGTGGTGCTGGCGCCATGGACGGCGCAGAAGCGGCCCGTTTTCCCCACGCCTTTAAACCATCAATCAACACATTCAGATCCGCACCATCACACCAGCGCAGATTATCTTTGCCGGTCATCCGTTTTACATATTTCTGCAGGGAATAATTGGCCCTGTTTTTCACCACGCCTGCGTCGGCCAGGGTGATCCAAAGAGCCACAACTTTACGCATCCTGGCATCTTCATAGTGAGGGCTGGTTTTGTTTTTTTTCGTAGAGCTTTTTTTTCTGACAGGTTTCCAGCCGAGTGCCTTGAAATGGAGAAGCAGATCAAGGGTCTGCTGCCTGGTGAGCTGCTTTGTTGATTCCAGGCCGTAGCGATCGGCGATCAGATTGTATTTGTCGATTCCTAGCTGCTTGCAGGCGATATTGATTTTGGCGTATTCGGCGTTGGTGGGAGACATTTTCTTATTTCTCTCCCTCTAACTTTCTCAACAGATCGAGTTTCTTGTTCCCCAGCCGTCCAATTTGGTTATATTTTTTCGCAAGTGCGGCGTATGCTTTTCGAGACAACGTCTTGTTTGTATTAAGTTCCTTTTCAATACGTCCCTGCTGCTGGACAATGACGTTGATCGATGAGGATAAATCATGTTTATAGAAGTCAATAATCAATGACTCTGGAAACATTCGTGCCCCTCGTGCGGCATCAACAATTGCAACCAATGATGCTTTGGATAATTCATCTGTTTTAATCGTTGCTGTGGTATTAGAAGGCATCAATCCATCCCCTTTATCAAGAATCCGGGCAGGGCAGGCGGAGTACCATGCTCGGCATCCCACTTATCCCGTGCCGCCTGCAGGGGGTCGATCCCCCTGGGGCTGTGCTGGTCTCTTTTTGCGCTATGGCCCCTGGCTTCCTGTTCACGCAGATCACGCTCTTGCACACTGTCCTCTTTATTTGCCAGATCCCAGGCAACTTTTCTCAAATAAACATGACTTGGCATTGGCAAGCTGAGACCATTGCGCTGTTCCATCATCTGTTCCATGGCCATTGCCCAGATCCGTGGTGGACATGGCCTTGATACCTTGCCTTGTACCTGGACATGACCAGTTGCCACGAGTACAGACAATTCGTTTACCAGGCGGAGGGCTTTCTTCCATGTGAGTGCCTGTTTCCCAGGCCTAAAGAGCGATATATAACCCAGGGCAGATTTTGGAAGAGGGTGGGGAAGCTTTACAACAGCCAGCATGGTCTCGCGACACAGGGCATCATTGAGCCAGGTCTCGGCACTGGCTACGCTTCCGCAGCCTGGACAGATTAGTTTCATATCTTTCTCCACTGGCACCAGCGGCCATTCTTATCCCTGCACCAATTACCACGCGCTTTTCGGCACCATGCCACTGGGCAAAGATCACCGGCAGCACGGGCTTTGCATCCCGGTAGGTCAACCTTTGGCTGTTGTACATGCTTCTTGGGCTTGTTGTTAATATCCATTCATCAAACTCCTTTGATGATCAAAAACAGCTCAAAATGATAATCAAAAATCAGCTGGCATCATCAGGCCGGAGGAACAACCCTCCGACGATCCCGCTTCACGGCGGGATTTCGCCTTATTGTCACCCGTTGTTACATACGGGATAGTTGCACTTCACAAACAGGCCTCGTTTATCTTCGTGGGTGCCACGATACTGGGGACAAGAAAAAGTCATCACTTTCCCCTGGGTGATTTGTGTGCCCTGACAGTCACCGTCGACAGGGCACTCTGCCGTTATGCCGTTATGGCGTTTTATTGCTTTTCTGAGTTTCATTGATTTTCTTCACGTATCTTTTTTAGCTCTACAATAATAAGCTCGGCTTCTGAGCCCTCTATCTCATGCATCATCTCAAGATATTCATAAAATTCGTCATACGTTGCTTCCAGATATCCAAAAAGAAGCTGAAAGATCATGTATCTTTTCATATCACACCCCCGCCAAATCAAGCCGAAGAGTCTCCCATTCGGCATCTTTGTTTTCCTTTGTTTGGAACATCAGATAACTGCGATTACCGGTGATGGTCACGGCCTCGGAGATAAGCTCCATGGCAGCGACCCATTCAGCATCCTTGATTTTCAGCTTCCGCAGCCCAAGAATCCGCTTGGTGTCCACATTGCCCTTGCGATCGACCTTAAATGCGTCAAAAACAACAACTTTAAAATTATCATTTGCGCCCTGGCTCCACCGTTCCAGACAGGAATCGATTTTCTTTTTTGCAAGCTGCAGCCGCTCATCAAATTCAATCACCTTGTTGACCTTGATCTGCACCCGCTTGTTGCCTGAAAACCCGGTGAGCATATAGTTTCCTCCGGGCGACAAGGTCTCCTCACCGTGTTTTGCCGCCAGCCAGTCCAGATATTTCCCGATGTCAACAAGCACCGCTTTTTTGAATGCGGCCAGACGCTCCTGCATAAGCATGGCCGCCCTCAACTGTTTTTCCACCAGCTGATCCCGCTTTTTATCCACCGGATCAATGTATTTCGGAGGGACAGGTGTCCCCGTGGCATCAATCCAGTTGCCATTACTATCTTTAACAGACATCTGATCCCTCCTTGATAAATCGTCCTTTGCGGTTAAAATAGACCCGGTTTCTTGAGACAAACACCTCTGCAAGACGCAAAATCAAAAGCCTGTCTGCATCGGGGATATGGATGCCGTCATCATGTAGGGCAAGGTACAGATTTATCTTTTGACCAAGCAGGGCCATGGCCATATCCGCATCATGCTCATATCCTGCAATAACGTTCTCAGGCCCCTTTTTTCCTTCAAAGATAAAGGCTGCTTTCTCACGGATGGCTGAAAGTTTCACATTAACCTCATCCAATCCGGACATGCTGACAACCGCCTGAATATCACTTATATCGCCCAGAATCTGCCGGGCTGCTTCCTGTGTCTGGTTCATTTTAATCTCCTGTTATGCTACGGGATCTTTCACTTGCATATCCCAATATTTCATTTGCCGATCAGTCAAAAACATATAGCTATCGTGGCCACACTCAGGGCAGACAGAGACTGTCCTGGTACAAATGGAGTCCACCATTGGCACCTTGGCAAGTTCATCTTCATAGCCTTTCCATTTGCAGGTTTTCTTTGCACACTCTATCGGATGCGTTCCTTCTTTTGGGTAACTCATAAGTACCTCAAGGATTTGAGTAAAAAGCATAACCAGCAATTACAGCGGAGCCGGTAAGCTTTGCAGTATTGATTCAGCGTCCTTTGCGGCCCGCTGAATTTTAACGTTAAGCCGCATCTTTTAGCGACGCATTCCAATCATCAATTGCCTGCAGGTATTGCCACTCTTTTATTTCTTCCATACCCGTTATTGGCTTCCACAGAATAGCGTCATAATTACAGTTCCTGTGGTTACCTTTGGCCTTGTCTTCTATGTATCCAGCGAGCGTGTCAGGTTTTTCGTCGTACCAGGGGACACTTACAAGAAGGATAGGTGGAGCCGAAGGTATGGTGACCAAGGTTGGTCTGTAGCATTTTCCACCCATGAATATTGTGGGACTGCTACTTAGTCCAATAAGCTCCAGGCAGCTATTCTCAGGAAGTGTTTTAATGCTTTTCAACTGTGCGTTTAATTCGTTGCCAGCTTTTGTATTTTTCTTAGGCCACCAACCATACTTCAACCTTTTATATAGATAGCGATCAGGCTCTTCTTTGAAGATGATTCCAACCAATCTCTGGTCACGAACATAATAATCTTTTTCAGCTCCTATTTTGTCCATAAACTTTTTGTACTCTTTTCGAGCCTTTTTGTTTATTTCTTGAATCTCTTCAATTTTCTCTAGCATATCGCCAGATGTTACCTTAAAAAAACGTCTATAAACATTCATCATAGACTCCTATTAAAGAGTGCTTTACGCATCATTTATATCCTTATTAAACTCGCACCGCTTACACGCTCGATACTGCCTTACCCTGGAAGGATTACCAGCTGAAAAAATCCGGCGACGCTCCTTTACACATCTATGGAATTCGATCTGGCCAAGTTCCGGACAATCTACTATCTCTTGCCCAAAACACTCCTCAACGGAGGCAAGTAGCGCCACAGGAGGAACGCCATACGAGTGACTTAACGCCTGGCTGATGGCACCTGCTGAATATCCTATAATTTTCCCAACTTTAGCCTGGCTTCCAAGTCGTTCCACCGCTTCCCGTAAAAGTGTGAGCCTGTCTGTATCAGTCATTGTTCACCTCCACATCCTCACGCCACATGACTTTTTTAAGGTTTTGATCCCATACCCGCTTGACACGTTGAATCATAGGTGGCTTAGGGCCTGTATAGCTGGACTTGATAAACATGTAGCGGGAGTCTTTTTTTCGTAAATACCCTGCAAAACATAGATGTTTCACGTAATCAGCAGCAGCAGTTTCTTTAACAATGCAGTCTGGGGTGCTAGCATTTATAGCCAACTCTTTAGCGGTGAAATTCCCGATCATGCGCATGGTTCGCCACATATTGATATGACCCTGGCCCTGGGTTACTCGGGTACCATCTTTCCGCACTCTTGGTGCATCCACACCGGCATCTTTTATCATCTTAAATGCGGTTGCAGTTGCTCCAAGGCTGCCAGGTGTCCCGGAGGGCTTAGAACCGTCCTTTTCTAGGTAGCCTGCGGCACAGAGGCCATTGATATAATCCCTAACAGTGCTGATCTCTAACTTGACCTGCTGCTCAAGTTCACGGACAGTAAATCGCGGACTCACTCTGATAATTTCCCACATGGCCTCACGACTATCGAACCCATTAAGCTTATCCATTGCCTTCCTTTTCCTGGTCATCAATATGCCCTCCGGACAGGGGCTTCACCGGTAAAGAACTGGCGTTTTCCCCAATCAGCAAGACCCATTTCAGTGAGACCAATGGTTCCCGCTTCGCCCTGGATAAGCTCCAGGTTAACAATGATTCTTCTGGCCGATCCACGGCAAACCTTGTGCATAGCCTGGAGGAGATCGTCTCCAATTCTCACACCATGGCAATACAGGTTTGCCAGATGGCGACAATCATCAAGATCAGCCGGTTGAGCCGGTACCCAATCCAGCACCCGCCCGTGAAAACGCTCCCATCGCTCAAGTTTTGAAGGAAGACGCTCTTCACCGATCAAAAGGATAGCGGCCTGGGATCCATCATGGATATCCCGGATAAGCTCAACAGCTCCTTTTTTCACCATGTGATCAAGCTCATCGATAATTAGTGGACGCTGGCTGTCAGCAAGTTGTTTGCAGACCTGGTTCACCATCTCGTAGAGAGTTTTTGCTGGGATGATCCCCATTTCATGCAGAATTGCCAAAAGCACCGCCTTGCGTGTCCATGAGGACTGGCATTGGATCAAATAGGCATTCTGGGTGTTCTGTACATAGGTGGCAGCTGTTGATTTTCCCCAGCCGGAAGGCCCGTAGAAGCAGACAAATCCAGGCAAATGCGCCGGCCTGTCCACGGCTCTCATCAGAGCCTTGCTGCACAGGCTCACGTTGGTGAGCGGGGCAGTGGTTGAGAACATCCCATTATTTGGGATGTTGCTTTGTGTTCCTGTTTGTGTCATAATTACTCCTGTTCTGTTTGTGGCTCTTCTTGAGCCGATTTTATGAAGGGTCGTGGTTGCAGCCACGGCCTTTTTCTTTTTCCCGTTAATGTAAAATCAAATAGCAAACTCTTTCCAAAAGGGTCGCCAATATCGGTTTACATCCCTCCTGTGTACAGCCAGCACAGTAGCGTTTGGTGACTCTTCGACACCATTTAGCACATCAGTCTCAATGAATTTTTTTATACCCACCCAGGTGATAGTGTCACCTTTACACGTAAGTACCGTCTGTCCATAGGCGATATAATCCATGCTATCGTTTGTGTATGTGTACGACACATCCCACTCACTCTCCTTCACTGTGAAAAAGTTTTGGATAACGAGTGCCAAACAAAAAGCTGCCACCCAGAACCACAACACATCAATTTTCATATTGTTCTCCTTTCCTATTGTTGCACCTGCTGCCCGCCCAAATGCTCGGCAACAGACTTAAAAGCCAGATAACTGGCACTTTTTCGATACGCTTCGTAAAACAGCATTTCCTTTTCACTAAGACTGACACCCTCTTTAAGGCGCGCATCCATATCATTCCAAAAGAGATATTTCCCTTTATCGTCCTCAGGGATCACCAGCGCCTCTGCCTTTTTCGCCATCTCTATTTGTAACGCCCGCTTATCAGCCTTTATCTGTGCCGCGGTATGTATATCAATCACCTCGGACACCGGTTCGATATCAATAACACCGCGTTGCTCTGCATAAATTTCTTCCAGCTGGTCCAGTTTAATTTTCGCTCGGCGTTTGGCCCGGTCATCAGCCGCCTTATCCTGCTGAGACTGTGGAAAAAACTGCGTCCGGTTCTTCTCAAATTCCGCGTAACAGATAAGGCGCTCTTCTTTGTCCCAGACCTGTACCTTTTCCCCGTCATGGATATCGTAGGCAACCTGCACCTTCTGCCCTCTGTAATCCTCAAGGAACTTATTTGAATAGGTGTTGCCAAACAGGAAAACGCTGTCACGAACGACTGTACATTCCTTTCTGGGACGAAAAAGAATTTCTATTTCTCCATCCGTAAGCTGATGCTCTTTCTGGTCCCATCCCTTGGCCATATGCCAGACCCATGCCTCCAGTGGTGCCATATGCCGCCGAAGGCCGGTCTGCGGATCGTTGATTTTAGGCAGGGATGAGTGGGGACGCCTATTGTAGGCATCGACTTCTTCTTCACAAAATTGCAAAAAGGCTGGCCAGGAAAGGAGTTTGACGCACGTGTTGTTTTTCCTGAAATCCTTCTGCATCAGCAAGTACGTCCCTCGCTCTGTAAGCTTATCCATTTCCTTCCCCATAAACGTGGGCAGCTTCTTGGCCGCGCGGATCCACAACGACTTGTTTAAACGTTCGATAATTCCTCTTGCCTGTGCATTACCGGCCCGGCCGGTTTCAAGGGTAGTTCCAAGACGTGGAAAGAGACCGATAAATTCATCACTGTTGACCTTGGCAACGTTACCGGAACCGCCATCCGTATAGAGGGTGTCAAAGATACCGCCAAAAGGCTTCGTTTCGGTGACTGTGGCCGCGTGCCGCACCGCGTCCGCAACAGTCATTGCAGACTCGGCAAGCCCGGTCGACCAGCCGACGACAACTCTGGTTGCGGCATCAATAATGGCACAGATCTCCGGTTTAAACGGCCTGCCGTGACTCGGATGTGCCACTTTGGCCTTAAAGGAATGACCATCGCAGATACCAAGACCAAGAGGCTTGTAATTGCTGGTATCCCGTGTTTTATGCCCTTTCAGGGCTGTGAAGGCAGATCCTGTCTTCCGGCCGCGTTCCCGATCCAGGCGGCTGCGTTTGTTGTGGAAGCGTCGCACCTGGTGATAACTGGGCATTTCAATATTTTCAGGGAGGATCTTCTCCATTTCTTCCATCGCTTCAGGAAGAGACGGATTGCTCGGGATCTGATAACACTTGAAAAAATAGTCAGCCCAGCGCGGCACCACTTTTTTCTCAATACATGCGGGTGCAAATGCGGCCAACCCCTGTTTGTCGTAAGCTTTCCATCTGTAAATTGTACTTTTACTGACGGCTCTGCCTTTTTTACCGCCTCTTGCGTTGGCTATGGGGACAAATTTCTGCAGCTGATCCGGCAGGGTGCCATTCTTGCATTGACTGGTAAATTCTTTAATGGCCAGACTGGTACCGTATTTTCTCTCCAACCGTTGAAATTCCCTGAAAAGGGCCACCCGCGCATCCATAACCTCACGTTGCCAGCCCTTTAAGGTGGAAAGTTTTGGGAGATCATTGTCAATAATGGCCAATTGGCCGCCAGGGCTGCTCACAGCAACGGCCTTTGTGTTGAGTAAGGCTTCCTGGCGGTCTGTGGGCATAAGGTCAACTATGTATTTCTTGACCACCAGACCACCGACCAATTCCTGAACGGCAGGCCAGTTTTCAGTCTGTGCCCATCGGTTGACGGTACGCTTTGCCACGTCCAGAATTGAGGATATTTCAACGGCTGTGAGTCTGGTTTCCATTGATCATCCCCGCAAATGAGTTTGTGTTTTGAGCAATTCTTCAAACGCCGTCTCCATGGCCTGCACATCCTCATAGGTCTCGACAACTATCCAGCCTTTGCCGGGGTAATGGCGCTCGATCAGCATATTTCCCTTCACAGGCCGATAAAGGATAAAGCCTGCAGCTTCCAGTTTTTCGAGATTACTGGCCTCCAGGCTGTATCCTCTATCAGGGATTCTATGGTTGCCGTTTTCGCTGATGGTATTACGCATGGCGTCCAGGTGCTTGACCACGGTGAGACGATCTGTGGTTTTCCAGTTGCTGGTAATCTCGGTTTGAATGGCCGCTAAAAAACCATTGAAACCTTTTTTAAATTCGTCACTCATCCGGGTACCGTCGTACTTCCTGGTCTCTTTTGCCTCTATGGTCTTTTCCTCGATCTTGGCAAGGCCGAGTTCACGGACGGTCTTTCGTATATGGGCTGCTGTGATTCTGCCCTCTGCTGT